GAAAATTTAGTTTACGAATAGATTGAAGTTTTTGAAGAAGCAATTAATTCATTTAATGATCTACCTAGTTCATGGAAAAAATCATAGACTGGCCCATATGCATTACAAAGATCTGATGTAAAAGCTGGCCAAGGATCTAAAGTTGTAGTTTTGGCGCAAAAAGGATCTATTCATTCAGACGGCGACGTAGGTAAATTATTTAGAAAATATTTGTCAAAAAATCAGCCATACGCTGCTGTTTGGTTGGAAGTTAACGATGAGCCACTAGTGATGGCTGAAAGGGATTCATTTCACAATGAAACAGATGTTAATTTAAGATTTTAGAACGGAAATCTTGCTACAGTTAATAAACAAATTGGGCGAGATAGAAAAACACGTGCGCCTATTTATAAAGACATCCCAACATTAAAACTCACAGATGCTGCTGATAAAGTTGCATATTTGATATATGATTTAGCTAGAACTTCTGTCGACCCTGATAAGACTATGAAATTTGAAGAATATAATGAAAAGATTAATTATCTTTTCAAATCTGGTAAATTTCAAATCACCATTAAAGGTTTGACCGCTGACAAAAATAGGGAAGAACTATCTGCAGCAAGATAGAAAAATCAACCGCTTCAAGGTCGTCGTTTACCTGCTGATACAATGACAAAAATTGATGCTGCTAGAAAAGTTGTTGAAGGTAAAGTTGCATTAAAAATTGAAAATATTAAGAAAGAATTTAATAAACTTTTGAATCAAGCATTTGAAACTGATGCAAAAATTGACTTTTAGAAAATACAGACTGAGTTAAGTTCTATTCAAGATGTAATTTATAGACTAAATTCTTATACAAACGCGATACAAAAATTTGGGTATGCTGACTGGGAAAAAGAACGTTTAGCTAAAACTATTGCAGAATTTCAAAAAATTGCAAATTAATTTTACACAAAAGGCCGTATTTAATGGCCTTTATTTTTATATTTAATACTACTAAAATGTTCCGAGGAGATTTACTGATTTTGCGCCATCTGTATATAATTTATGACTAAATGCGCCAACATATTCATCTTTAACGGAAAAGTAATCTGAATTTTTTTCACGTTCAAGCACTATCAAAATACCAAGATCATATCCTTGGATAGGTTGCTATTCCTAAAATAAAATACCCATTGTATCTTTGTCATACCATTTAGCTTTAACGGCTTTTAGCTTTCTCTAAACTTTTGCTTTAACATCTTTAGTTACTTTTAAGATAACTCTTGATTCTTCGTCATTTGCTTCAGTTAAGTTTAATTTGTCATCAGCAAATGATTCTTTTAATAATTCACTTAATGTTTTCATATTTTTCCTTAAGTTATTTTTTTTTATTTAATCATTATAAATAATTAATAAAATTAGTACTAATTTTTAAGTAAAGGAAATAAAATAATGTCAATGTTAAGCCCAGGTATTAACGCAAAAGAAACATCATTACAATATAATGTCTCTGAAAGTTCAACTGGTACAGCTGCTATTGTTGGTAAATTTAGATGGGGTCCTGCGAACGTTATTCAACAAGTAGTAAATGAAACCGATTTAGTTCAAAAATACGGAACTCCAGATAATTATTCAGCATAGTCATTTTTCTGTGCGTAGAACTTCTTGTTAGACGGTAATGATTTAAGAACTGTTAGATTACTTGATACAGCTAAAGCAAAAAATGCATCTGCATTAGCAAATAGAACAACCTTTGTGATTCAAAATCCAGGCACAGGATATTCAGTTGGTGATAAAATTACAGTAGTTTTTGATCAAAAAGAATTAACTAAAACCGGTTATGTTACTGAAGTTTCGATTGATGGCGCAATCCAAAAAGCATTTATTCCATCTGAAGAAATTATTGAAACTAAAGCTAAACTAGGATTAGCTGAATTCGATCCAGTAAAATGGTCTGTTAAAATCGAATCATTAGCAGGTGGTGCAGGTGCACAAATTACAAGTTTAGGTATTGAAGAAAAATAGACAATTTTAGTTCAAAATGAATTCCAATTCGATACTCTGTTAACTTCTGAAACTAAAGATCAATTTACTAAACATAATATCCCAGTTGCTGTTGCTAAATATGCTGGTGAAGTTGGTAATGATTTAGTGATTCATGTTATTAACAAAGCTAAATATGAAACAGCTGTAAATGGAACTGTTAAATTAAATGCATTTCCATCAGGTAAACAATATTTAGTAAATGTTAAAGCTGCTTCTGCTTTTGGACCAGAAAATGAGAATCAATTCTTATTTGTTGTCCAAAAAGGCGATCAATTAGTTGAGTAGAAAGTTCTTTAGGTAAAAGAAACCGAAAAAGATACATACGGTAATAATATTTCTGCTGATTTATATTTTAGAAACGGGTCTTCTGATTATGTTTACTTAATTTCAGATGATCTTAATAAATTTACAGGTTCTTTAGAATTATCCGGTGGTGATTCTGGTAACAACACAACAGAAGCAAAACCTTGGATGACTGCATGGGATTTATTCTCTGATAAAGAAAATATTGAAATTGATTTATTAATTGCTGGCGCAGTTGCTTCTGAAGGCGCTCAAGTTGCATCAACTGTTCAAAAATATGTTTCTGCTTTAGCAGATTCTAGAATGGAATGTCTTGCTATCGTTGATACACCATTAGAACTTATCGTGAACAAATCTGTAAGTGAAGCAACAGATAATATTGTTGAATGGCGTCGCGGTAGAAAAATTGGCCATAATGATCAAATCGTTGAACATAATATGAATATCAACAGCACATATACAGTGATTATAGGCAACGCAAAATATCAGTACGATAAATATAACGGCATCAACCGTTGGATTCCTCTAGCGGGTGATATTGCAGGTTTATGCGTAAGAACTGATAATGTTAGCTATCCATGGATGTCTCCAGCTGGATTTAAACGTGGTATGTTGAAAAATGTTATTAAATTAGCAATCGAAACACGTGAAGCCCATAGAGATCGTATGTATACCGAGGGTGTTAACCCAGTATGTGGTTTTGCATCATCTGGATTCGTTTTATATGGTGATAAAACTGCTACAACTATTGCTTCTCCGTTTGACCGTATTAATGTTCGTAGACTATTTAATATGTTGAAACGCAATATCAGCAAAATGGCTAGATCAGTACAATTTGAAATCAATGATGAATTCACTAGATATAGTTTCAGAACCGAAGCTTCTGGATATTTAGGAACAATTCAAGATCGTGGCGGTGTGTATAATTTCTTAGTACAATGCGATGAAACAAATAATACTCCGCAAGTAATTGATTCAAATAATTTTGTTGCTAGTTTCTGGATTCAACCAGCTAGATCAATCAACTTTATTCAATTAAACTTTATTGCTACAGCTACTGGTGCAGATTTCCAAGAATTAATTGGAACAGCGAAAATTTAATTTTGAATATTATATTCATAAAGGCACCATTTAGGTGCCTTTTTATTTGAAATAAATAAATTAAATAACAATATAAAAATAATAACTTATTTTAGTAAGGTAAAATAATGGCTCTTAGTGTAACAGATATTACAAAAGCATTTAGCTCAGGTGATGTTGCAAGAAGCAATCTTTTTAAAGTTAAAATTCCATTCCTTGGAAGAGAAACTGAATTTAAAATTAAAGCTTCTTAGATCCCAGCTGCAGTTGTAGAAAAAGTTCCGTTGTCGTATATGAATAAAAAGATTAATCTTGCCGGAGATAGAACCTATGAAGATTGGACTGTAACTGTTTATGTAGATGCGGATCATAATATTCGTCAGCAATTAATTGATTGGCAAAACTCAGCTCATGCGATTGGTAAAGATATTCAAGGTGATATCCCAGCTCAATACAAAAAACAAGCAACAATTACTGCTATCGATCGTCAAGGTAAAGAAACAAAATCATATAACTTCGAAGGTGTATGGCCAACTAATATCGCAGAAATTCAAATGGACTGGGAAAACAACAACCAGATTGCAACTTTCGATGTGACTTTCTAGATCGACTGGTGGATTCCAGCTTAATTATAAGGAATAAAAATGAATTTAGTACAATTAGTAGAAAATAAAGACTACGTTGGCTTTAAAGATAAAATGGAAGAGCTAGTTGAAGAAAGCCTTTTAAAATTATTCAAAGAAGCTAAAGATGAAATCACTTCAAAAACAAAAGTTGATTTAGATGAATCTGATGATACCGATGAACCTGAAGATGATAAAGAAAAAGACGATTCTAAAGACAAAGAACAGGAATAATAATTATGACGCAGGAAAATATTTTTGACGCTGCGTTTGAATACTATTCTACATTAGAAGAATCTTTTAATCAAGAAGAAATTGAAAATATTTAGATCAATATGATTAATGAAGATTCTTCGTTTGAACTTGGAACTATTATCTATCAATTAGTAAACGGGTATTCTTTAGATGAGTGTACATCTGATTTTGATGAAATGCTTGAGGATGAATATCTCGAGGAAAAATTTGTTCGTACAGTAAATGCGTCTGGTCAGATTCGAAGAATTAAAGATAGAAAAACCAGAGAACGTATGGCAACTATCACAACAGGTTTATCTAAAGCTAAACGTAGAGAAATTGCTAGAAAAACTAGAAGAACTAAACGAGCAAATCCATCTATTGGTAGAAAAGCATTAAGAAAACGTAGAAAAGCATTATTAAAACGTAAAGCATTTGGTTTATAAGGAATATCATGGAAGAGTTGTTAATTGAATCCTGGGGTGTTCCAGTAGAAGTTTTAAATTCTGAACAAATGAGTTCTTTAACAGAAGCAAAAGACTTAGACCCAAAAGCATTATATATCCAAGGTGTATTTCTGCAAGCAGATGTTATTAACGGTAATAAAAGATTATATCCAAAAAGAATCCTTGAAAAAGCTGTTGATAATTATATCAAAGAGCAAATTACGCCAAGACAATCTTTAGGTGAATTAAACCACCCGGCTAGACCATACGCTGACCCAATGAAATCCTGTCTTGTAATTGAAAAATTATGGTGGGAAGGTAATAATGTAATGGGTAGAGCAAGAGTTGCTACTGGTGATTATGCAGAAGGTGATAAAGTTGCTGCATTAATTCGTGCAGGTTGGATTCCTGGTGTTAGTTCTCGCGGTCTTGGTAGAGTTGTTAATAAAGGCTCATATAATGAAGTACAAGACGGTTTTAAACTTACAGTTGGAGTTGATATCGTCTGGGGGCCAAGTGCTCCAAATGCATTTGTTAAAGCTATTACAGAGCATAAAGAACTATCTGAAGATAATTCAGAAAAAATTGTTTCAGAAAAAGTTATAAATAAAACAAATGGTAATGATCATGCGAAAACTATCGTAGAAGCATTACAAAAATTTAAAAAGAAAAATGAAGATGCTAAACAGATGACATCTTTAGCTGAACGTGTTAAACAACACTTTCAGAAATAATCTTTTAAATAATATTATATACAATTTAGGAAATTATAGATGGAAAACTTACATACACTTATCACTGAAAAGTCTAAGGATGTTGCTGTAGAATTATCATCTTTGTTTGAAGGTTTAGAATTAGCTGATGAACTAAAAGAAAATCTTCAAGTAACTTTTGATACCGCTGTACAAGCAGCAGCTATTCAGATTTAGGAATCTGTTTTAGAAGAAGCAACTAAAGAATTAGAAGAAAAACACACTCAAGATGTTTTAGATATCACAGAATAGATTGAAGCTAAATATCAAGAGCGTGAAGAAGCTTTAACTGAAGCTACTCAAACTTATATTGATGATTTTTTAAGAGAATGGAAAGAACAAAATAAATTAGCGATTGATAACAGTCTTAAAGCTAAATTATTTGATTCTATTTTTGAATCATTATCAAATGTTTTTGTTGAGCATAACTTAAATGTTCCAACTGAACAAGTAGATGTTTATGAAGAACTTCAACAAGAATGTGATGAACTTCAAACAAAATTAGATTCTTTAATGAAAGAAAATAAACGTTTAACTGTAGAAGCTCAAGAATCTAAAGTTAAAGATATCATCAAAGAAGTTACTAAAAATTTAACTGAATCACAAATTGAAAAAGTGATTGCTTTATCAGAATAGATTTAGATTGATGAAAATGTTGAGAAAAAATTAAGAACTATTGTTCAAATGGTTGAAGCAACATCAAAAAAATCAGTAAAAGAATCTGATGAAGATCAAGACGATTCTGATGAAGAAAAAGAAAAATCTGAAGAAAAAGAAATCGTTAAAGAAAATTTAAATTACGTTGAACCAGGCAGCGGTAAACCTGCTCCTAGTGTAAACCCTCAGATCGCTCAATATCTTAAATTCTCAAGATAATGCGGTTAAAATAAATATTAAATAATAAAAACAATTTTATAGGAATATCTTTAAATGGATAAAAATTTATTAGTAGAAAAATGGGAACCACTTATTAACGCAGAAGGTTTACCACAAATGCCAACAAAAACTGAAGCAATCGCTGCAATTTTTGAAAACCAAGAAAAAGACTTTGCAAATGATCCTGCTTACCAAGATCCAATGGTAATTCAACAATTCAAAACTATTTCTGAAGCTGTTGTTACTGGTGATGCTGGTTATAATGCAGATAATATCGCAGCTGGTAAAAACTCAGGTGCTGCAGTAAACGTTGGCCCGCAAATCATGGGATTAGTTCGTAGAGCAATTCCAAAAATGATTGCATTTGATATCGCTGGTGTTCAACCATTATCACAATCAACTGGCCAAGTATTTACTTTCCGTAAAATTTACGGTAGCAACCCATTAGATAAAAATGCGTTTGAAGCTCAACATCCAACTAATGCTCCGCAAACTTCATTCTCTGGTAACTTCAAAGCTATCAAAGATTTTGATGCAGTCGCATATACTGTTGGTGACTTAGTTAAAGTTGAATTCAAAAATGCTCAAACTGGCGATGAATTACGTTTCTTCCAAGTAACTGAAGCTGTAACTCCAACTGCTAAAACTGAAGACGAAGCTAAAAAATTAATTACCGAAGGTAAATTTGTAGAAATCGGTGAAGGTATGGCAACATCTCTTGCTGAACTTCAAGAAGGTTTCAACGGTTCAACTGGTAACCCTTGGAATGAAATGAGTTTAAGAATCGACAAACAAACTGTTGAAGCTAAATCTCGTCAATTAAAAGCACAATATTCAATTGAATTAGCCCAAGATTTAAAAGCGGTTCATGGTTTAGATGCGGATACTGAATTATCTAATATCTTAGCTGAAGAAATCATGTTAGAAATCGACCGTGAAGTAATTCAATGGATTAACGCAACAGCTCAAGTTGGTAAAACTGGTTTCACAAGAACCGAAGGCACTGACGCTGGTGTATTTGATTTCACAAATGCTAAAGATGTTAAATCTGCACGTTGGGCGGGTGAATCTTTCAAAGCATTAATGTTCCAAATTGATAAAGAAGCAAACGAAATTGCTCGTCAAACTGGTCGTGGTGCTGGTAATATTATTATCGCGTCTCGTAACGTTGTTCAAGCATTAGCATCTACTGATGTATTCATCGGTTGGGGTGTACAAGGTACTCAAACTGGTTTAAATACTGACACAAACAAATCTATGTTTGCGGGTGTATTAGCTGGTAAATATAAAGTGTATATCGACCATTATGCTCGTACTGACTACGTAACTGTTGGTTATAAAGGTTCAAGCGCAATGGATACCGGTTTAGTATACTGCCCATACGTTCCATTAACTCCGTTACGTGCAACTGATCCGAAAAATTTCCAACCAGTCATTGGATTCAAAACCCGATATGCTATTGCAGTTAACCCGCTTGCAGATCCTGCTATCAACAAAGTTTCAAGCATGGCTCAAGTTTCTTCTGCAATGCCTACAACTGCATCTTTCGGTAGAAACTGCTACTACAGACGGTTTTTAATCAAGGGACTTTGAAAATAAGGTTAAATTAATTTAATTTATGATAAGGTATATCTAATTAATTTTAGGTATACCTTTTTTATTTGTCGGTGATTAAAAAGATTCATTATTATAATATGATAAATAATTTTAATTGTAATATTACCGGAGAGATAATAAATGAAATAGTTATAGGAATTAATTAAAGAAACTTTAGTCACAGAAGATTCCAAAGGAGAGTACCCGAATTTCCCATATATATCGGGAAAAGGCAGGATTACTCAAATTGCAGTAAGTTTAAAATTACAAAAGAAAATCGTTGAAAAAGTTGGCGGGGATTATTTTGTAGATAAAGATTTTAAAGAAAAATACGGTCATTTACATCCATTCAAAAGTTCAAAAGATAATGGAAAAACATTCTTAGATCAAAATATTTTGAACCCGGATAAATTCGTTGAACCGATGAAAGCATCTCAAAATACGACATATTCAGTTCGTATCGATACTAAAAAATGTATTTTTGCTATTGATGAATTTAAAACAAAAGAACAAATCTATAGATGTACTACCTATTTTAAATATGTAAAAGAATAAAAATAGCGGCACGTGCTGCTATTTTAGTTTGTAAATACTCCAAATTCTGATGGATCTTCTAGATTATGGCTGAAATCATCTATCCCATCTTGAACTGCGAATATTATCTAATGATAATTTTCAAGCTCTTCCAATTCTTCATTAAACATATTTCTAACTAAATTGTAATTAGTTTCCATATAATCGTCAAATCGCTCTTGTGTTGTTAAGTACGCAAAAATAACCAAGGCCATTACAGTGTCATCATGAAACCCAGCTCTTGCTTCATACTAAGATCCTTTTTGAACAAAATCCCTTAACTCTAAAATAGTTTGTTTATCATGTAGAATTAATTTATATTTTTC